AACTAAAAAGAAGAAAAGGAGTTAAAAATGCTTTGGGATTTATTACTTATACTTATTTTATCCATCTAACGTAAAAAGTGTTAGGAGAAACGTCTAATGGCTGTTATAGATCAAATGTCTAGACAAATGGGAATTTCTAAAAAGGAGGCTCGTGACCTTATGAAGAAAGCAAAAAAGATGAATAATTATCAAGGTGGAGGGGCTGCATCTACACCTGCTGCAACACCTGTCAGTATAGATGTTCCTGCTTCTGGTATGGAGCGTAGAACGAGAAATCTCGCAATGAGATCTCCGCAAGGTTCTTTTAGAGGCATGGGCATGGGATTTGCGGACGGTGGACAGGTTTACACTGTAACCTATGGTGATGAGCTTGACGAGGTTCCTGTTGAGTATGGTCGTAAGAAGTTGGACAGCGACACAGAACAGTTGATCAAGGGGTCTGAGTTTCAGGTCCGTGGTCGTTATTTTAACAACAACAAAGGAAAGGGGACTTTCTAATGGCTGATCGTAAAAGAGCTATGATAGCAAAACTTTTAAATGAAAGTAGCAGAAACATTTCAAATGCTGATCGTGAAATAGTTAATGCACTTTTAAATGAAAGTGGCAAAACAATTTCAGATGCTGATCGTGAAATGGCTAAATACATGAAACTCAACGATGGCGGCATAGCCAGTAAAACGAGGGTGTTTTAATGGGTGGTACTATCTCAGATAAAAATTTGGGAAAGTATATGGAACAAGGGTCTGGTGCTCTTTCTAAAAAGGACACAGCTTTGTTAAAGAATATGTACAAGAATGAATTGTCTAAATACATGAAACGCAACGATGGCGGTATCGCCAGAAAAACGAGGATGTTCTAATGCCAAAAAATGTTGTATACGAATCACTTACGGAAGCACAAGATTACGCTGACAGAGTTAATGGACAGCCTGTAGAGGTAGAAGGTGGCTACACTGTTATGAACCCTTTGGGCTACAATGGTGGCGGTTCTGCTGATGATTTGGCTAAAAAAACTTTTGGTTTGATGATGGGCTTAGTACCAAAATCAAAAGTAGATGAAAAAGCAGGAGATGAGCGGACAGAAAAAAAAGATCCTGAAGGTTTTACAGGTACTTTTTAGTGGCGGATCCGACTACTTTTGCGTATAACATCCTAAAAGCAATCCAAGAACGAATTGAACTAACTAAAGATGCTATAGTTCATGGAACTGCTAAAGATATAGAAGCCTATAGAGAACTTGTGGGCGAGTTAAGAGGACTTGAATTTTCAGAACAAGAAATTAAAGATTATTTAGAGAAGGAGATCGAATGACTAAAAAACTATATGTCCCTGAACATGTAGCAGAGAAAGAGAAACAGAAAAAGAAATCAGCGTATGTTAAGAAAGAAGAAAAAGTGTTAGACCCTTCTCTCCTGGATGTTTCCCTAAGTGAAAGATTACCCCAACCCACAGGATGGCGATTATTAGTCATGCCTTATATGGGTCGTGCCACTACTGATGGTGGTGTTCTTATTCCTGACCAGATACGTGACCGTGAAGCTTTGGCAACTGTTGTTGCTTATGTGCTTAAAGTAGGTCCATTAGCGTATAAGGATCCTAACAAGTTTGGATCTGGTGTCCCTTGGTGCAAGGAAGGTGATTGGATTTGTATTGGCCGCTATGCTGGTGCTCGATTTAAGATTGAGGGCGGTGAGGTTCGTATAATTAATGACGATGAGGTCATTGCTACGATCCTTGAACCAGATGATATTAAACATGTCTAGAAAGAAGAAAGCAGCCGTGGAGAACACGACATGCAAGAAGAAAAACCAATTGAAGTTGGAGATTCAGACGAATCCCCAGTAGACGTAGATATTTCTGGAGAAGAAAAACCAGAAGAAAAAGAAGATAAGGTAGAAGCAAAAGTTGAAACCGAGTCTGAAGAAAAAGAAGAAGAACTCGAAGAGTACAGCACAGGCGTTAAATCACGAATAGACAAACTCACCAAACGGTTTCGTGAAGAAGAACGTCAAAAGCAAACAGCTGTTCAATATGCCGAAAGCGTTAAGCAAGAAAATGAAGGCTTGAAAAAACGACTTGATGATCTTGATAAAGGTTATCAGGAAGAATTTGATAGCCGTGTCGCTACGCAAATTGATTCAGCTAAATTACTTCTTAAAGAAGCCCATGAAAGCGGAGATATAGACAAGATAGTAGAGGCACAAGAAGCTCTTTCCTCTCTTGCTGTAGAAAAAGGCAAGCTGACAAAGGTTAAAGAAGAAGTTAAGGCAGAGTCTGAAGAAGTTAAACCAGAAGCTTCACCTGCTCCCCCTCCTCAACCTGCTCCCCCTCCTGATCCTAAAGCAGAAGACTGGGCAGCTAAAAATGAGTGGTTTGGGAAAGATGAAGTTATGACATATGCTGCTTTTGGTGTTCATAGACGACTTGTTGAGGATGAACAATTTGACCCAACAAGTGATGAATACTATGCTGAACTCGATAAACGTTTAGCGTCTGAGTTTCCACAGAAACTTGGACAACAAACAAAATCGGGTGGAAGTAAAAAGGTTGCGTCAGCCGAAACTTCCGCATCCCGCAATAGAGGTGGACGTAAAACAGTGCGATTGACTCCTTCTCAAGTTGCGATTGCTAAAAGGCTTAATGTGCCACTTGAAGAATACGCAAAATACGTAAAATAAGGAGTTAGTCATGGAACAAGAGAACACTACTCGCCAGAAGTCACCTAGGACGCCACGTTCAAACGAAACCCGTGCTGCAGAAGCGCGCAAGGAACCGTGGAAGCCCCCATCCATGTTGGATGCACCCCCTGCCCCTGAAGGCTTTAAGCATAGATGGATAAGGGAAAGTGTTATGGGCTTTGATGACCGTAAAAACGTATCTTCCAGATCTCGTGAGGGATATGAGTTGGTACGCGGGGAAGAATACCCAGACTTTGATATTCCGACTATTGAAGATGGAAAACATGCCGGAGTTATTGGAGTAGGAGGTCTTCTTTTAGCAAGGGTTCCTTTAGAAGTCGTTGATGAACGGCAAAGTTATTTCCGGGATATGACCCGGGATCAAATGACGGCTGTTGATAACGAGCTTGCTCGTGAACAACATCCAGCAATGCCTATCGATAGACCCGATAGGAGTTCTAGTGTAACTTTTGGAGGTCCTCAAAAATCTGAGGACTAGGAGAAAAATAGATGGCAAATAGTAACGGAAGTTTTGGCCTTCGCCCTATAAGCAAACTAGGGTCGGCCTCTAATTCCACTGGTATTACCGGATATACTCCTTATGAAATCGCCAATGGCAACACTAACAAGATCTATCACGGATCGCCTGTCATTCCCCTTTCTACGGGGTATATTGACATTGTAGGCGCAGCCGCTGGTGGTTCAGTTAGTCTTGTAGGCGTTTTTCAAGGATGTGAGTATGTTGACAGTACCACTGGAAAAACTGTTTGGAAAAACTACTGGCCTGGTTCAGGAGCAGATAGTAATCATCCAGTTAAAGCATTTGTGTCTGATGACCCAGATGAACTTTACTTGATTGCTACTGATGCTACTTGGACTAGCAAAGCAACAGCTAGGGCAGCAGTATTTGCAAACGCAAATTTTTCAACGGCTACTACTGGCACTGATGCTACAGGCGTATCATTAGGTCGTTTGGCAATCAGTACTATTAATACAACTAATAGTCTTCATTTGAGGATTATGGGTTGGCAGGATGATCCTGAAAATGCTGATTTTACAGCAGCTGGTATTGGCGCAATTGTTAGGTTGAACAACAGCTTTAATGCTCCTACGGGATCTATTGCAGCTGGTACACCTTCAACCACTGGCGTATAGGAGAATTGAGATATGGCTATAAGTAGAGCACAACTAGCTAAAGAGCTAGAGCCTGGCCTCAATGCCTTATTTGGCTTAGAGTACGCTAGGTATGACAACGAAGCTGGTGAAATATTTGACACTGAATCTTCAGAACGAGCTTTTGAAGAAGAAGTAATGCTTTCTGGTTTTGGGTCTGCACCCGTTAAATCAGAAGGTTCAGCAGTTTCTTTTGATGATGCCCAAGAAGCATACACCGCAAGATACACACATGAGACTATCGCTCTTGCTTTCTCTATTACTGAGGAAGCTATTGAAGATAATCTTTATGATCGTCTTGCTTCTCGTTACACAAAAGCTTTGGCACGTAGTATGGCCAACACCCGACAAGTTAAAGGTGCATCCGTACTAAACAATGCTTTTGATTCCACTGTAACTGGTGGAGATGGTAAAGAGTTGTGTGCTACGGATCACCCACTCGTTAATAATAACGACCTTCGTAACGAACCGTCTACTGCGGCGGATCTGAACGAAACTAGTTTGGAAAACGCATTAATTGACATTGCTGCTTTCGTTGATGAGCGTGGACTTAAAGTATCGGTACGAGGAATGAAACTTATTGTTCCTCCTGCACTTCAGTTTGTTGCAGACCGATTGCTTGAGACTACTCTACGTCCCGGAACGGCTGACAATGATGTCAATGCCATGAGGAACATGGGTATGCTTCCTCAAGGTTATGTCGTTAACCACTATCTGACAGACACAGATGCATGGTTTGTTAAAACGGATGCTCCAAGAGGATTTATCCATTTTGAACGTATGCCTATGTCTACGAAGATGGAAGGTGATTTCGATACAGGTAACGTAAGGTACAAAGCCCGTGAGCGATACAGCTTCGGTTACTCTGACCCACGTTGCGTGTTCGGTTCACCTGGAGCGTAATTAACCGGGGGGAGTTTTCTCCCCCCGTTTTTCTGGGATTTTAGCTCTAGCGACTGGCCCAGCAGACGCTTACAAGACACTAGAGCAAAACCTTTGTAAGGAGGTACTATTATGGGTACAACACGTTTTTCTGGTCCTGTAATGTACAGTGGAAATGGTAATTCTAATGGATGGTTTCAGAATCTTCCTATTGGCGTTAATCCTGACTATTGTACAATGATGGATGACTTCACAGGCATTGATATTGATGATACCG